CCTGCAAATACCTTACCCGCTAAAGAAATTAATAGAACTTCCCCGTGGTTTCCTCAAAACTACAATTGCCTCAATTTACTATCCCATATGGCGTTCTCTCGATAACCCTTCTATTCGTGTATTAATTACACAGAATACCTTCGATAATGCTGCTAAAAAAGTGCATAAAATACGTTCTATCTTCGAAAAGAATGAACTGTTTCGTGCACTTTATCCTGAACTTATACCTAACTTTAATAGCAAAAGTATTCGTTGGTCTAATGAGTGTGCAGAAATAAATAGACCAGAAACTTTTGAAGAAGGAACATTTGAAGCTGCTGGTATCGGAACTAAAATTACTACTCGCCATTATGATTTGATAATAGAAGATGATACAGTTACAGCAGAAACATCAGACTTATCAGAAGATGAAATTGAACCCAATATGGAAGATGTAGCCAAAGCCATAGGTTGGCATAAAATGGCAACTAACTTATGTATTAATTATGAAACATTTGAACGTATTGTTATAGGCACTCGTTGGTTTCAGGAAGATATGATTAATTATGTTAAGACAAAAGAAGCGGGATATGCTAAATTCTTTATGGATGTATATGGTAGAAAAATCTTAGGAGAAAACAAAGAAGAAGAAGCAATATATCCCCTCCGATTTAGCAATAAAGTGTTAGAGGAACAAAAAATAGACCTTGGCACATATATGTTTGCTACGCAAAAATTACTTGACCCCACACCTTTAGAGAGGATGATATTCAAACCGCAATGGACACGATATTATAATGTTGCACCCGATACCAAGAATATACTTTGCATAGACCCTGCCATAGGTGAAACAAAGCGTCATTGTGATAGTGCCTTTGTAGTGGCAGGTGGTGCTGACAACGGACTGATATATATAAAGGAAGCAATGTCAGGGCAGTATAACCTGACCGAACAGATTAAACTAACTTTTGCACTTATACGCAAATATGAAATAAAGAAATTAGTTGTTGAAACTATCGCTTATCAGGAAGCACTTGCACAGGCAATAGAACTTGAAAGAGACAGGATAAATGATAAGGGTGAAAAGATTAATGAAGATGTGCATTTTTCTATTGTAAAGGAAATACCTGGAGGCAGGGACAGTAAAGATGCACGAATAAAATCTATGATACCTTACATTGAAGGCGGCAAGGTTTTATTCACCAAGGATATGAAGAAGCTGGAAAAACAGTTAAGGGAATATCCCTATGGTAAAAAACGTGACCTGGCAGACGTCTTGGCGTACGCTTTACGAAATATTGGATATAATAAAAGTCAAATTAAAGCTCCTATATACGATGTCAACTCTTTCGAACATATAATTCGAGAGCTTAAAGATAAGGCAAATAAAGGTAAGTATGTATTTGAAAAACAACGGGCATTTGCAGCGAATGCAAGTCCCAAACTATGGTAAAGGAGTGATAAAGAAATGAATACTAAAATAGTCGTACCAAAAGAATTTGATGTATCTATCTATCCCGCAAGTTCACTTTTAACTACAAATGGTGTACAATATAATACTGTAGTTACTAATTCAACAACAACTTATGCAAACTTATTTGATATAGATACAGACACATATTTTCCAAGTATTGTTGGAGAATTAGCATGGGTATATGTAAATATATCTTTTGAGGTATTGGGTGGAGCTACTCCACCAATTGTTACTTATAAGTTAGAAGCCGATAATAAAGGTTTAGACACTTGGACCATTATGTCAGGGCAAGAAACCTATACTACTACTACGGGATATGTAGGCAAAAGGCTTGAGGGCTATCTAAAGTTGACTACCGATTTGGTAGATACAGCACCATTAAGTTTAAGGGTACAATTTAAATCAAATGGTACAGGTGCAGCTAACATGGTATCTATAAAACTTAAAAATGACAGTGTGATAAGAATTGTGGGCATGCATAAATTGCCATGATATCATTAGAAAAAAGAGAATATAATAAACAATATTATCAAAAGAATAGGGATGAAGCGTTAGAAAATTCAAAAAAGTATTATTGGCAACATAGAGAAGAACGTATAAAAGCTGTTAGAATATATCGTGAAAATAATATAGAAAAGTGTAAACAATATCGTATAAATAATAGTGAGAAAAAATTAGAATATTCAAGATTATGGAGAGAAAACAATATAGAAAAGAAAAAAGCATATCAAACACAGTATAACCAAACCCACAAAAAAGAACAAGCAGAGTGGCAAAGGAATAATCCCGAAAAAACAAAAGCATATAAAGATAATTGGTGTAAAAACAATCCCGATAAGGTAAAAGAAAAAGCAAAACGATATTACTATCAACACAAAACAGATTTAAGAGTTAACCTTAATGGTAAAGTAAGAAGGTCAATATGGGAATCTTTAATGGGAAATAAAAATGGTTGGCACTGGGAAACACTTGTTGGATATACATTGACTAAATTAAAAGAACATTTAGAAAAGACAATGCCAAATGGATATACTTGGAATGATTATATAAAAGGAAGATTACACATAGACCATATCATACCAATTAGGACATTTACATTTCAAACATCAGAAGATGAAGATTTTAAAAATTGTTGGGATTTGTGTAACTTGAGATTATTGACAAAAGAAGAAAATTTTAAAAAGAATAGTAATTTTGATAATCCAATATTATTAGGATTACTATTAAAGGAGACGATTTAATATGTTATACACAATAAAAACATTTAATCAAAATATAATTAGTAAGAAAGTAAATAAAACTGATGAACGCCCATTTATTACAATACCATTTACAGTATTAGAATTAGGTCTTTCAGATAATATAGTGTTATTAAAAGAAAATTTTACAATAGCAAAAGTAAAAGAACAAGTTGTAAAAAAGATAAAAGTAGAACTTGCCAGATTAGCAGAATATAAAGAATATAAAATCGAGGTGTAGGTGGTGATAATATGTTTGGACAAATTGGCGGACAGTGTGCTATAGGAGCACCTTCGTCTCCAAATCAAATAGGTGGTGAATCCTTTATCCGCCACGTAGGCAATGATAAACTTATCCTTGATTTCCACGAAGGAAGCGGAACGGTTGTATACGATAAATCTCATTGTGGTAATAACGGCACATTGGCAGATAAAGATGCTGGAACGGATTATCCTACTTGGTTAAGAAATGAATTGAGTTTTGATGGAGTAAACAATTATATAAATATTAATTATGATGCAAGTTTGATATGCAGTGATTTAATTTCTATGGAAACTGTGTTTAAAACTGATAATGTTGCCACCGAGCAAATTTTCATTTCAAGATATCCAAGATGGAACTTCCAACTCTATCAAAGTAAACCCCTCATTCAGATTACTACTTTATATAAACAATTTTCTACTATGTTGAGTAATCAAAAATATCACTTAATAATAACTTATGATGAAGTTAATACGATGGCGTATTCTGATGGCAGTTTCGACAAAGAAGAGGACTTTACTGTGGATATTAATCCAGGGACAGAAGATGTTCAAATTGGGAAACTCGTTGGCTATGTTTCAACCTTTTTTGACGGAATAATATCTTTAGTCAGACTCTATAATAAAAAATTATCAGGGATAGAGGCACAGCAGATTTACCTCAGCAACCGTTTTAGAGGTAACAATTAAAATGATAATTAAGGAAGTGATATAAGTGCCCCTCAAAAAAGGCAGTTCGCAAAAAACAATATCAAGTAATATAAGAGAATGTATACTATCATATAAAAGTAAAGGAACAATAGGCAGTATTAAACCACGAAACCTTGCCCACGCAATGAAGATATGTAGTGCTGCTGCATATTCTACAGCACGCAAAGGTAAAAAAAGGTCAGCCGTTAGTGAGGCATTACACAAATGAAAATACCCGATAAAATAAAGGTAGCTGGACATACTTACAAAGTGGTATGGGATAAGGGGAGACTTTCAGAAGCAGGTTTTGTAGGGGAAACAGACCACAATATGGATATAATTTATTTATGTAAAAACTATCCTAAAAAGGCAAGGGCAAAATCTGAAATAGAAGAAACTTTTCTTCATGAAATACTTCATACAGTAGATGTTAATTATAATAATCATGCTTTAAGCGAGAAAATGATAACAAGGTTGGCTGTCGGCTTACATCAAGTGTTAAAAGATAACTTTAAACTATAAGCGAGGCGTTGCATAAATGAAAGAAATAGATGAAATAGTTAAATGGGAAGAGAACAGAATTGGCGGAATAAAATATATGTCCGACTTCGCAGCCCCACAGAATTGGGCTATATACAGGAATTATTATCGTGGTGAGTTCTTACATGGGACTAAAAATAAACGCAAGTATTCAGTAGCACTTATATTCTCTATATTAAGAAGTATGCTTCCACAGATATATTTTACTAATCCACAAGTTGTAGTTACCAATGAAGTGCCTGGCTTTTATTTGCAGTCCAAGATAGTGCAAAAAATAGACAATAAAATGATACGGCAGAGTAAGTTAAAAAAGACCCTAAAAGAACTTATATTGGAAGCAGGGTTATGTGGGACAGTCCCACTTTTGACAGGGTTTGATACCGAATATGGATACGACCCTCGCTTCAAAGAAAGCGTATTAGATGAAAGAACAGGGGAAGAAGTTCAAATAGGCGGGACATTATTACAGTTTGACGGAAGAACTGGCGACAAATTAGAATATAACGAAATGATTAAACCTGGCAAACCTTGGGCTGATAAGATTAAACCAGAGTATTTTCTTGTGCCTTATGGATATGACAGACTACATAAAGTCCCTTGGGTTATGAGAATGTATGTTCGTCATTTAGATGATGTCAAAAAAGACCCAAGACTGGTTGGTGCAAAAGATATAAAGGCAAATGCTATGACCAATTTTGATTGGATGAAAGAAAGGCAGTTACATCAAAAAATGCCCACACAGAACTATGGTGATTTTGTATTCTTATGGGAGATAAGGGATTTGAAATCTGGCAGAATGATGATTATGCAGGAAGGCAATAAGAAGTTCCTGTATAACGAAAAAGATGAATTACAAAAGTTTGGTAATCCTTATATGGAATTGACCTTTAACTATGACGATGAATACTATTGGGGTATACCTGACTGTAAATATTTAGAAGACCAGCAACTTGCCGTGAATGAAGTAAGAACCATACAAATGGAAACAAGACGGGCAAGCAAGTTAAGATTTATTTATGACCAAAATATAATGAGTGAAGATGAGGTTGTGAAATTACTTACTGAAGATACTGGCTGTGCATTAAAAGCAGATGGTGATGTAGATAAGGGTATTAAGATATTCCAACCTTATGTTCCAGCAGACTTAAATATGGATGTAGAGGCAATAAGAAAAGATGCAAGAGAATTAAGTGGATTTAGTCGTAATCAAGTTGGTGAGTTTGAAGGCGGTAGAAGGACAGCTACAGAAAGCAATATAGTGCAGATGGCTTCACAAATAAGAATAAGTGAACGGAAAGATATGCTCGCTGATTTGCTTGTGGATATTGTGGAAAAGTATAATCAGTATATGTTCTCTCAATATAATGTAAAACAGGTAGAGGATATTGTTGGTCCCGATGGGGTAAGATACTGGGTAAACTTTACATTTAAAGAAATAGAAAGCAAGTATAACTTTAGAGTTGACCCTGAAAGCGGTGTGCCTGTAAGTTCAGAAACAAGAAAACAAGAAGCTATTGCTGTGGCACAATATATACACGCAAGTCCTTTAATACAAATGGGGATACAAGCACAAATGGCAGCACAACAGGCAGGACAACAAGCATCACCTTTACCTTATAATTTAGAAGCATTAGACAGGTTTGTATTAAGTCAATTTGAGGGTGTTCCCTTAGATGAGATTATGCCTATGCGTGCAGGTG